TGTTGACCATCAAGTGTATCAGCATTTACGTTTAATGATCCAATAAATGCTTGATCAACATCAGCAATGATAATAGCTGACACACCAGCAGAATCTACAAAGTCTGACGTTGAATATGATATTTGTCTTGCCTGCACGTGTGCACTATCAATCAAGTCTAGTACTTGAGCTGAGTCAGGTAAGCCTATAATTGCGTTATCCAGTTGACGGAAGTTGCTATCGATTTCTCCGTATGATAGCGCACTTCCTTTTACTAGTCTGTAAGTGATTGCCATTTATGTCTCCTAAGTTGCGCTATCATCGTACGCGAAATCATATGTGTTAGTAAATCCATAATCAGAGTCAGCATCCCCAATAGTTGTGAGAGGATCTGGTTCAGTAGTGATAGTTTGATACACTTTATCTGAATCCAAGTTTGCTCCAGCATCGATAAATCCAATCTTGGAAATAGCTTTGCGGACAACATCGCTCTCTGCAATAGGACCGTAGAAGCTGACTTTTACTTCAAAGGACAAAGTATATATGATTGTCCGTCTCTGTTCCAAAGCTCCTTCAAAGTCATCAGTAAAAGATACACCTTGAATGATAACTGGAATATCTTCTTTAAAATCTGGATACAGATCTGGAAATGGTTTAATCGTCAGAGTATACTGAGGATTAAATGTAGGTAAGATCTGTTCTACAATTTGTAAAGCATCATCCTGATTCTTTGTGTATATGTTTAAATCAAAATTAATATTATATGGAACAGGTGAATAAAACTTATTCCGTTTATCATTAGTTAATCCAAAAGCCTTAAAGTTACTCAGCTTTGTTAGCTGTCTTGTATTGTCATAAGAGATACCTGTGATCTCAAAAGACATACGAGGTAACTTGATTGCAACTTTTGAATCATCCTGTAAATCAACTTGCTCTCTTACACGCTCAAGATATTTCTGTCTTGGTGCATATGCAAGTGGAACCTTAACAGTACTTACAACTCTACCTGCAGAGTTTGTTCTGATTACAGATATATTATTGAACAGCCTACCAAATAAGGCAACTGACTTTCTAAACTTCTCGTGATAAAAGTAGGTACCAAACATTACTGATCCTCTGGGTCACCAAATGGGTTGTTCTCACTGAAGTCTAAGAAGTCATCAGATGTCGTACTAAATGTTGTATTCTGTTCTGTAGCCATCAACTTATTATCTGAATCACTCACACTAATGATTTCGTAACCGTTATTTCTAGAACCTCTAGAGCTATTTATGAGTTGAGTTCCAGTGGTGAAAGTATGATACTTACCATCATCAGCACCTACATGACCCATCATAATATAACGTACAAACTCACCATCAGACTCTTTGATCACTCTCATGATCTCACCGCTGACTTTAACTCCACCAGTCAATGTTTGGCTTGCACTATCACCAATCTCATAATCACTATCTACAGCTGTTCCACCTAAGAACTGTACAGTAGGATCTGAATCATATCCTGACCCACTATCTGTTATCGTTACTGCATTTACAAAACCATTTGAATCAATAGTACAAGTTGCTGTTGCCGTACCATAGTCAAACGTCTCTTGTATCATTGGAGTCAAACCACGATAGGTGTGACCTGCTGAATCTGGATTCTGTTGATCATCATTATCATATTGGGCAGGAGATCTTGCGCTATCGACTGTAAATTCAAAGTAATTTAAATATCCAGAGAATCCTTTATTAATGTCTGAATCATATACATATTGACCACCAATATTTTCTCTATGCTCTGGTCCTGTATATCCAGAGTCATAGCCAATTCTGATTACATCGCCTGAGTCATAAAGATAGTTATCACCATCATTAAAGTTTGTAGCATACGTTCCTGGGTTTTGATTATTAATTCCAATTTTGAGACCGCTATAACCATATGTTTCTATCTGCGCATGCTGCCAAGTATTCTTTTGAACAAACGTGGTACTTGTATCTCTTACAATGACATTATCGGTTTGTCCTGCATCTTTTCTTGATGAGTCTACAATTGCTGCTATACCCAACTTTTGATTATTACCAACAAAGATTCTGAACTTCTCATTCCATATAAGTGTTGCTGGCTCTACTGAGTCGAGCCAATACCAGAATGATAGCATTACAAAATTTGACACATCATCACCAACGCTATCAGTTATTGTACCAATAGTAATCACATCTTGTGAATCCATTCGTACAGCAGTCTTAGCATAATCGTGACCATGATCAGAATCTAAGTTCCATAGACTAGCATCAGCTGGTGCACTAATCTGTACAGTTGGAGCGAATGTGTATAACCCATTCCCACTATCTGTAATTGTAATTGATGATACCTTACCCATTATGAAATACTCGCTGTTGCTTTAGCCTTCTTCAGAGGCTTAAGACCAATCTTGAATTGATATGAGTAACGCTCTTCAATATCTTGAATCTCATCAACACCAGTATCAAAGTCTTCACCAGTGTACTCAAAGAGGTTACAACGTAATTTATAAACAGGAAGATCTTCTATCTGATAGAATGGCTGCTCATGTTCTACATGACCAATCTGGAACATCTTCTTTGTTAGAGGAATATAGATTAGATCGCCTTCACCTGGACGATCAACAGTAATCTCATTATCTGGTCTACGTACTTGTGCTTCAAATCGTCTCTTTGCAACAACCAGTGTTACTTCATCTCTAATCTCTACACCAAACCTTGTAAACAGATCACCCTCTCCATCAAATCCATTTACGTTTTCTATATACATCTCAATCTTATGGGACTGAGGAAATCTTGAAACAGGATCGTCACCTAACAAAGTGTCCTCACCTACTAACTCCCTTGGAAGATAGTATACATCCTGACCATAGATCTTGAGAGCCTCTACTACGAGATCTTCGTAGAGGTCCATCTCCGATCTTACTTTTTCTGAGAAGTAACGATTACGAGCCATAAGATTATCCTACAAAGAAATCAGCAGGGGCTTCAAAGTTCATTCTTATTTCTTCTCGTAGTTTCTCTATCTCCATTGATGCATCATCATATAATTGACGACCGTTAAAGGTTACACCACCAGGTAACTGGAAGCCTTCAAATTTAAGTAAATTCATTCCCCACTGCTGTTTAATCAATGCGGTAGCATATGACTTTAACCACAAGTCATTCCAACATGAGTTATGATCGTCAACATCAACAAGTGTGTATGCTTCTGCTACAATAAAGTCACCAGCAACAATATCTTTTGTTTCAAACTCACCATGAATGTAGAGTCTATCTTGATGACGCGACCAGGTAGTTTGAGGAGTACCATTAAGCTGCATATCCAAAGTAGTTAGATACTGCTGCATCTGTTCATAGTAGTTCAAGTCACCAGCAATAGATGTAATGTCAGCAAAGTCATTCAAGAACATCTGATACTTGATATCAAAGAAGTTCAAGTTAGATCCAAAAGATGAACGGATAGGGAATAGCTTTGTCAGATACAGGACCTGACCTGAGATTGGAATATATCCATTTGTCACATCAGTGGCAGTTACCGTATGCTTTAAGAAAGTACGGTATACAGCATCTGAGTGATATTCTTGCCAATACTGAAGAGCTTCGTCAATACGGTCTTCTAGCTGATCATCATCTACATTTATTTCGAGTACTGGCTCACCGAGTCTGCGTTTGCAATAATCAATGAGATCTGTTCTGCTAGCAGGTACCGCCATAAGTAGTCTCCAAAGTTAAATTTCTTTGAGACTATTTATATGTTTTCTTGCCGCGCGTCTACAATTGATTGAGGTTCTATTGTAAGAAGAAAGTTACCCGAGATGATTTTTCTGTCGTTACTTGTATCATTTGACCAGTGTGTTAGATCACCAGGAAATATTACAAGATCTCCTGGAAAGAATCTATGAGGATACTGTTCTGAATGACCATCCATAAAATATAACACAGTTCCATTTGGTGCTGTGTTTAAGTACCAGCAAAACGACCAATGTCCATAATGTATGTTATGACTATGTGGAGCAACTATTGAGTCATCTGTGTATTTTGCATACCAGCTTTCAATCATATTGATTGTATAGTAATCTCCTAGACCAACATTTGGTCTAATCATATTGGATATCCGGTTTAACATCACATCCCTGTGTTTTGCAAACCATTCTTCCATATGGAGATTCCACGTCTCTGATTTATATGCTCCAGTTAGATTCTTAACATCAAGTCCTTTCTGACTCATGGATTTCTTTAGATTCTTTTCACAATCTTTGAAAACCTTTGTACAGTAAGATGGAGATATCGTTGACTTTAATAATTCAGTTGATCTGTATAATTTTATATACGATATATCTGTTCTTGGTTGTTCTGCACTAAAATGATCCATAATAATCCTTCCATTATTAAGCTGGTGTCACCGTCACTGATCCTGATCCTCCAGTAAACGTGTAGACTGTATATCCACTTCTTTGAGATGTACTTGATGTATATTGTAATTGAGCTTGAATACTCGTTAAGGTACCGTTTTGTTGTTGAATAGCAACAACCACTATGCCTGACCCGCCATTACGACCACCGTATTCTGAATCTGAGCCGCATGAAGAATCACCGCCTCCACCTCCTCCACCAGTATTTGCTTGGCCGTTCTGTGAAGTGTTTGCATCTGAGCCGGCCCCAGCGCCGCCGCCACCTTGGCCACCCGCACCTGCACCTTGGTTATTTACGCCACCAACAGAGCCACAGTAGCCACCGCCTCCGCCACCTCCGCCATACCAGACTTGAGTTCCAGTGATAGCAACTTGTCGACCTGCACCACCAGCACCACCTGGGCCGCGTTGAGTCATAGCCATTGTACCAGCCCCAGCGCTGCCAGCTGCACCGGCACCTCCGCCTCCACCACCAACATAGTTAGCATTTTGACCTTGTGATCCTAATCCACCTGCATTACCAAATCGATATGAATCATATCCACCAGTTCCTTGTTGTGCTTGACCTACAGTACCGGTTGATACCGCTCCTCCACCAGAACCTCCACTGGTAGCGTTTTGTAGCTGACCATCATAGCCACCGCCGCCACCGCCACCAAGAGCCTGGATTGACATAAGTGCTGAGTTCTGTCCATTATCGCCAGCATCAACCAATCCTTGTTGGCCAACCATTCTTTGATATGCACTAGTGAGTCCATCACCACCTTGGCCGCCAGAACCAATTGTGATCGTATATGTTCCCGACGCTAATCCAAATTGTGCCGCAGCTTGTAAATCCACAACTTCGCCAGCGCCACCACCGCCGCCTGCGCCAAAGGAGCCACCTCCTCCGCCACCACCTACGACAAGAGCTTCCATATTAACGTCACCAGCTACATTATTAATTGGCATTACTATTTGAGCACTATCGTTTTCATCAGATGTTACTGTGAATGTTGCATTTTCCGAATCTGTTAGTGTATCGGTTGCGGTTGTAAATGAAACCGAGCCACTATCATTACCAATGACAATAATACCACTTATTGATCCTGAAGTCAAGTCTGAATCTGTAATTCCAGATATACTATAGTTAAGATTACCACTATCAGATATTCCTCTAGTAGTAGCGGTAATAGTAAACGACTCTCCCTCATCAACAGATGTTACACTTTTTGATAAGCTGATAATACCAACTCTATCAATTGTAAACTCAGCAGAATCGTCAATGTTTCTTTGCCCGCCTTTTTCAAACGCAGTGAAGACAGCTCTAAAACTTCTCAGAGTTCCACCAGACTGTAATGAGAATGTAGCAGTACCAGCATCAGAATCTTGAGTAATTGATACGGCACTATCGACAGCGTTTGCAGGAATTGTTGTAACTGTATCCAAAAACATATCGAGTAATTGTGGATCAGTCATTTGAGTATCAACTGTAATGTCTGGAGCATTACTACTATCAAACGTATATGGTCCACCAACAGTAATTGTTGGATCAGTATTATTTAATCTTTCTACCTCATACCACTCAAGTCCAGTCCAACTATACATACGCTTTGTACTACCAACATATGCGAGGTCACCAGAATCTAATCCAATTGTTGGTAGCAATCCTGCACTATCATATACTGTAACACCACTACCAGTACTGAGTGAAGTATTATCAGTATTAGTACTCTCAGTCTTACCAAGAAACTGTGCAATGTCTCTATTACGTGTCATAGTTCAAACTCCGCTGTTGACAGTTATTTATACATTGTATTTTGTATTCAAAGCAGCGGCCATGGCAGCACAGTCTGCGTCACTTAGTGCTGTAGTATAGATTGCAACGTCACCTAAAAATCCAGTAGACGCTTGGGTTGGTCCACTTCCTCGAGCTCCTATTTGGCCAATATCAAAACCGCTTGTTGTAAAAGTGGTTGAATAGCTGACCTTAGTATTTGAGTTATCCCAATAATCCAAGTTGTTGCCGCTTTTACGAACAACAAAGGATTTCATTTTTGCCAGTGATGATAGACTGCTCTGTGTCATACCGGCGTCATTTCCAGCTCGTGCTAGAAATGATGTGTTATTTGACCCGGACCATCCAAAGAATGTATTGTCATCACTACCGCCAAAGCCAATCATTCTAGTAGATGACTGATGCGCGATAAAGACAAAGGTCCAATTTGTTGGTAGCGTGTATTTTGTGAAACGTAAGTTGTCTGAACTATTGAATGCCAACGCCTTTGTGCCACCTGTAATTGTTGCATCAGTGTCGGCTTCAGGTCTATTTGCATTGGTATGCAGTTCTAGATCATATGTGTCACCGGCTGACCCTTGATTCTCAAATGTGCTGTATAGTGTTCCATCTGCATCTGTGCCAATTTGTTCTTTGAATGAGAAGTATATGTAAGGAGCTGTAGCTTCCGAAGCAATCTTTGCACTAAGAGAAGGTGCTACGGAAGTATCATTAATCGTAATTGTATCTCTCTTAGTATTTGTGTAAGATACGACAGTATCGCCATTTTCATCAGCAAGACGAGTAACATCAAAGATAAATGTTTCACTACCTTCTGTTATCAAATCTGCGCTCGCAGTGAATGTTGCAGACGTTGCTGCATTATTAGTGACTGTGATGTAGCCTTCTTCAATTCTATTATTGCTTGTAAGCTGTGGTGAAGATATATCGTTTGTGCTTGACGTACCTTGCACTCTCCAATAAACTCTATAATTATCTGGAGTATCAACAGTGGTAACAGTAAAGCTGAATGTACTACCTTCATTAACAGAAGCAGCAGAACGTGTTACAGTATTAACGGCAGGTTCAGGATTCAAGCCATCATACGTAATTGTAATTAGCTTTGTTGCTTGATTAATTCCATCTGAAGCAGTAAATGTATATGTAAAGTCTCCACCATCAGAATCCGGAATATTACCCAGTGTGACGTTATTATATACGCTGTCAGATGATAGAGGTGTAAATGTCCATACTGATGAATCTCTTGTGAGAGTAACCATATATTGACCAGAATCTGAAAGCGTTCCGCCATATGTAATAACGGCGGCTGGATCATCTGAATCAGATGCAGGATTTCTAATAATCAAAGGTGTCTGTGAATCAACGATAGTGAACGTTGAATTGATATTACTATCAAAAGTTGGTGATAAATTTACTAACGAAACATTATACCACCCAGTACCGTTACTAATATACAGCCGGTTATTTTCTTCAACGTATGCTTGATCACCGGATGTTAGGCTTGAGATAGGCAACGAGTCGAGGGTTGAATAGACAGCCAATCCTGCATCAGTTGCAATAGTAGTAACTTGTGCAGAATCAAGTCCAAGATTTGAACTTGAATTCAGAAGAGCTAGATTATCTGTATTATCCTGCTCAGTCTTACTGAGGAATGTTGCTATGTCTCTTGATCTACCCAT